GGGCTACTGTCGGCTGGCGCGAATGTGTGCTCTGGAGCATCGGCCCGACACACGCGCGTTTGCAGCGGGCGACTACAACGCCGACCTGGTGACGCATGCGACGTTCGGCTGTGTGCAGTGCGAGACGACGGTGGTGTGACGTGCGGCGGTGAGGAGGCGGCATGAGGCCAATCCCGTTGGCGGCCGGGCAGCCGGAGCATGAGCGGATCGAGTGCCGGGCGTGTGGGTGCGTGATCGCCCAACGCACACCCGGCGGGGCGGTCGTGTTCGTCACGACGCCAGCCCGCGTCTGGGTCGAGCGTGACGGGCGGCACGGGGCGGAATGCCCACAATGCGGGAATTGGGTCAAGTTTCGTTTGCCCCGCGCGGCATAACGGCCAGGATGCTATACTAGACGCAACAGAATACGTAGTGTGGGTGTTCCCCCGGTGGCTGTGCCCTGGGGGTTTTGTCGTTAATGGGCAGACACATCGGACAGAATGGGACAGGAATTCCGCTGGACCAAAAAGGCCGAACGGGCAGCGCGGCTCGTCGCGGACGACACGCTCTCAGATGAGCAGATCGCGGCCAAGCTGCGCATTGCACGCAGTACGCTCTCGCGCTGGAAGGCACATCCAGAGTTCCAGGCGCGGGTGCGGGCCATCGTGTCTGAATACCGTGAGGCCATCCTGGCGGAAGGCATTGCCGACAAGCAGAACCGCATTCTGGCCCTCAATGAACGCTGGCGCCGCCTGCAACAGGTGATTGAGGAGCGGGCGCGCGACCCTGACATGGCGAAGGTGCCGGGTGGGAAGACCGGCCTACTGGTGCGGCAACTCAAGTCCATCGGCGTCGGTGAAAACAACACCGTCGTGGAGGAGTACGTGGTCGATGTCGGGTTGCTGCGTGAGTTGCGGGCGCACGAGCAGCAGGCGGCACAAGAACTCGGCCAGTGGGTCGAGAAGACGGACCAGAAGCTCGACGTGTCCGAGGCGTTCGTCGCCGCGCTCAGGGAGTTCGGCCGTGGCTCTGACGCTTGACCGGGCCGCCGTCGCCGGCATGGAGCGCATCCGCCGTGACCCGGTGGCGTTCATCCGCGATTGGCTCGGCGCCGATCTCTGGGAGAAGCAGATCGAGATCGCCGAGGCGGTGCGCGATCACCGGCGCGTGGCCGTCAAGAGTTGCCATGCCTCTGGCAAGTGCGTGACGCTGGACAGCCTGATCCCGCTCATTGACGGCCGTGTGGTGCCGGCCGCTTGTCTCGTAGGCCGGGCCTTTGTAGTGCCTGCCTTTTCAGAGGATGGGCGCCAGATCCCCAGCATTGCATGGGCGACAGATAACGGCGTGCAGCCCGTGTTCCGCGTGGAGACTGAGTGTGGCCGGGTGATCGATCGTACGGGTAATCATCCGCTCTTTGCAGGGCGAATCACGCGGAATCGCCGTGAACGGATGACGCCAGAGCCGATCGGCTGGGTTTCAGTGGAGCAACTTCGGCCTGGTGATGTGGTTCTGGTCCCGGAGCGGCTCGATGTGCAGGGCAGCCGGCCTCGTCCCGAGGATGAGGTCAAGCTGGCTGGGTATCTGCTCGGCGATGGCGGCACAACTGTTCGCGTGAGCTTCAGTCAGAAGCCAGGTCCGATCCGCGATGAGTTTGCCGAGATCGTGGAGCGTTTGGGCGGACGCGTGGTGTCGTCTGGCCAATACGGGCTCAACGTCGTAGGTGCCGAAGAAGGTGGGCAGCTCACCGCAGGCCATAATCCCGTCTTGACCCTTGTTCGGGAGTGGGGGCTGCTCGGAAAGAAGGCGACGGAGAAGCAGTTCCCGGATTGGGCTTGGGAACTCCCGAATGAGCAACTGGCTCTTCTGCTAAATCGTCTCTTCGCGTGCGACGGCTGGGCGTACGTCCGACCCAATCCACGGCGCCCAGGGCAGAAGGGCGAGCATGGCCAGATCGGTTTCACGTCCGCGTCCGAGCGGTTGTTGCGCGACGTAGAGTTGGCATTGCTACGGCTTGGCATTCCCGGCCGTGTGCGGCGACGCACGATGAACCTCAACGGCAAGCAGTTCAGTGCCTGGGAGTGGTCGATCACGCGGCCCGAGGCGATCGAGCGCTTTGCGGCGGTGGTGGGTATCTACGGCAAGGAAGACGCGGTTGAGCGGGTATTGCAGTGGTCGCGGCGTGTAGACCGCAACCGCCTAACGAAATGGCGACACGTCAATGCTCCCGAAGGCTACCGCTGGGAGCGGGTACGCACGATTGAGCCGCTCGGCGAGCATCCGACCGTCTGCATCTCAGTGCCACAGCATCACACGTTCGTCACGACGTTTGTGGAGCACAACTCGTTTCTCGCTGCCCGCATCGTGCTGTGGTTTCTCCATGCCTACCCCGGCTCGGTGGTGATTACCACGGCTCCGACGGCCAACCAGGTTGAAAACATCCTCTGGCGCGAACTTCGCAGCGCCTTCGCCTCCGCTCGCCGCCCACTCCTGGGCCGTTGTCTCACGACGCGGCTGGATATTGCCCCCGACTGGTATGCGCTGGGATTCAAGGCGGCAGACACCGAACCGGACCGCTTCCAGGGCTTCCACGCCTCGCACATCCTGGTCGTGATTGACGAGGCGGCCGGCGTCGCCGAGACGGTCTACCAGGCACTCGACGCGGTGATGACCAGTGAGAACGCCCGCATGCTGTTGATCGGCAACCCGACCAGCGTCTCGGGCAAGTTCTACGAGGCGTTCCACTCGGCGCGCGACCTGTACCACTGCATCACCATTGCGGCGCACGACACGCCGAACATCCGAGCCGGGAAGACGATACGGCCCTACCTGATCACTGAGCAGTGGATCACTGATGCGATCACGGAGCACGGGGAAGACTCCCCCTACGTCCAATCGCGCGTGCATGCTGAGTTCCCACGGGTCGGTGAGAACTCCCTGATCCCGCTCGCCTGGATTGAGACGGCACACCACCGGGAGGTGCATGACCTGACCGGGCCACTGGAGGCCGGGCTGGACGTGGCGCGCATGGGCGGGGACCGCAACGCGCTCTGTATCCGGCTCGGCCCGAAGGTGATTGCCGAATACGCTTGGGGCGGCGTGGACACCATGGAGACGGTCGGACGGGTGCGTAGCATTCTGGAGAACTACCCGCCCATGGATGCGATCAAGGTGGACGTGATTGGTGTGGGCGCGGGTGTGGCGGATCGCCTCACCGAGCTGGGTTACCCCGTCGTGCCGGTCAACGTGGCGGCCGCGCCGACGGACAGTGAGCAGTTCAAGAATCTCCGCTGCGAGCTGTGGTGGAACCTGCGGGAGCGATTCCGCGAGGGCCAGATCGCCGGGCCGTTCAGTGAGACGACGATGGGCCAGCTTGCCAGCATCCGCTACCGCTACGACTCCCGGCACACCAAGCCGGTGATCGAGGAAAAGGACGAGATGCGCAAGCGCGGCCTGAAGAGCCCGGACGAAGCAGAGGCGGTGCTACTGGCGTTCGCCTCGCTCCCGACCCCACCCCCACCGACGATGGTGGGGATTGACGCCGACGTGCGCGCGGTCTACGGCCCGAGACGGAGGTAGGAATGGCGACACTCACCCGATGGGATCGGATGCTGGTGCGGCTCGGCTCGCGCGGGTTGCGGGAAGCGGTGGCCGCGCCAGCCGGCACGCTGGTGGATGAGGACGATGCGCTCTACCGCCGGCTCACCGGCCGGGACGTGGACGATCTGCCCGCCTGGCAGCATGACCGCATGCTCGCGGTCGCGCTCCACCTCGACCGGACCAACATGCTGGCGAAACGTATCCTCTGGCTCATCACCGACTTCGTGGTCGCCGAGGGGGCCGGCTTCCACGCCTGGAACGACCAGGTGACCGCCTGGCTCCGGCGGCACTGGGACGATGAGGACAACAACTGGGATGAGCGGTCGCGCCGTCTGCTCCGGAACCTGCTACGGGACGGCGAGATCCTGTTCCCGGCCGGCGTCAACCCGGCCAACGGCTTCGTCCGCTGGGGTTCCATCCCCGCGCGACAGATCAAGGAGGTCGTGCCGCACCCCGACAACTGGGAGCGCACCGAGCAGGTTGTGCTCTACCCGCGCCGGCCGGGCGAGCCGGACCGCGTGCTGGAGGTCATCCGGCGCCCGCTCGGTGGCGATCGCCTGATGGGCCAGGCGCTCTACGCTCGGATCAATGACGACGGCCTGCGAGGTATCAGCGAACTGTATGCCAGCGCCGACTTCCTGGACGCACTCGATCAGCTGGTGTTCTCCGACGTGGAGCGGCAGCAGCTCCTCAAGGCGTTCATCTGGGACGTGACGGTCGACACCACCGACAAGGACGAACTGAAGCGCATGGCGGCGGACCCAATGTTCCAGCCGCCGCGGCCGGGCTCGGTCCGGGTGCATACGCCCAACATCACCTGGCAGGCGGTCGCGCCCGATATGCGCGCCTCCGAGTCCGTGGCCTCGTTGCGCTTCCTGCGCAACTTCATCGCCGGCGGCCACGGGATCCCGGAGCACTGGCTCGGTGAGGGCGGCGACGTAAACCGTGCCGTTGGGGCGGTGATGGATCAGCCGTCGATCAAGACGTTCACCCGACTCCAACGCGTCTGGAAGAGCATCATGACGCAAGCGCTCCGCTTCGTGATCGATCAGGCCGTCATCCACGGCAGCCTGCCGCCGCTGGTGGAACGACAGACGCAGGACGGGCGGGGGACGGGCGAATTCATCGACCCGCGCGACGCGTTCGCGGTTGTGGTGCCGGACATGGATACCACTGACCAGGCGCAGTTGGCCCAGGCGTTCAACCAGATGATGATGGCCCTGGTCACCGTGGAAGGCCGCTACATCTCCCAGGAAACCGCGAGCCAGGTGGCAGCGATGTTCCTGCAACAGTTCGGGATCGAGGTCGATCCACAGCAGGAGGCCGAGCGCATTCGCCAGCAGCGCGAGGAAGAAGCGCGGCGCCCGGTCGTGCCGCCGGACCGGCAGCAGGAGTTCGAGCGGGCATTGGGGACCGGCGCGTCGCCCGAGGAGGTCGCAGTGTGATCCGCCTGCGTGAGGCGCTGCTCGATGAACGCCGTGCCGAGGCCGACCGCCTGGACGACGACGTGGTGCGGCGCGTCCGCCAGCTCCTGGAAGAGCTGCTGGCCCGGACGATTGCGCAGATCGCGCTGCGGCCGGAGCTGGCAGCCTCCGACCTGGGGCGGCTCAGAACGGAGCTGGAGGCCGCGCTCGCGCTCTTCGCGCAGCAGGCG